TTCAACACCCCCTAAGCGCGGCAAATCCACCGCCCCGCGGGGCGGTGGATTCGATACCTGGCTTCTTTCGTTCTACTTGCTCAACCCCAACTATTGACATTGAGCCGCATTTATACTTTTGGACCTTACGCCCGGTTCAGTACCGCCATGAATTCCTCGCCGGTGATCGTTTCCTTTTCGTAGAGGTACGCGGCAAGCTCGTCTAACTTCTGCCGGTTTTCGTTCAGCAGCTGCACGGCCTTGTCGTGCTGCCGCTCCACAAGCTCCACAACGAGCCGGTCGATCCCGGTCTGCGTTTCGGCGGAGCAGACAAGCGACGTATCGCCGCCGAGGTACTGGTTATTCACGGTTTCGAGCGCGACCATGCCGAACTCGTCGCTCATGCCGTAGCGCGTGATCATCGCGCGGGCAAGCTTGGTCGCCTGCTCGATATCGTTCGACGCACCGGTGGTGACCGAGCCGAACGCAACCTCCTCCGCCGCGCGGCCGCCGGTCAGCGTGGCGATCTTGTTGGTCAGCTCCTCCTTGGTCATCAGGTAGTGGTTGCCCTCGTCCACCTGCATCGTATAGCCGAGCGCGCCGGACGTGCGCGGCACGATCGTGATCTTCTGCACGGGCGCGGAATGGGACTGGAGCGCCGCCACAAGCGCATGGCCGATCTCGTGATACGCGACGACCTTCTTTTCCGCGTCGGTCAGGATCGCATTCTTCTTCTGATACCCCGCGATCACGACCTCGATGCTTTCCTCTAAATCCGCCTGCGTGACCGCGTCGCGGTGATCGTGCACCGCACGCAGCGCCGCTTCGTTGATGATGTTCGCCAGCTCCGCGCCGGACGCGCCGGACGCCATCCGCGCGATCTTTTCATAGTCCACGCCGTCCGCCATTTTGACCTTGGCGGCATGTACTCTCAGGATCGCCTCGCGGCCCTTAAGGTCGGGCAGCTCAACGGGCACGCGGCGGTCGAACCGGCCGGGACGCGTCAGCGCCGGGTCGAGCGTTTCGGGCTGATTCGTCGCGGCAAGGATGATCACGCCGTTGCTGCCCTCGAAGCCGTCCATCTCGGTCAAAAGCTGATTCAGCGTCTGTTCGCGCTCGTCGTTGCCGCCGTAAACGCCGCCGCCGCGCTTTTTGCCGATGGCGTCGATCTCGTCGATGAACACGATGCACGGCGCTTTTTCCTTGGCCTGGCTGAACAGGTCGCGCACCTTGCTGGCGCCCATGCCGACAAACATTTCCACAAACTCCGAGCCGGAGATCGAGAAGAACGGCACGTTCGCCTCGCCCGCAACGGCCTTGGCGAGCATCGTTTTACCGGTGCCCGGCGGGCCGACAAGCAGGATGCCCTTGGGGATCGTGGCGCCGATGGCGCGGTACTTTTCGGGATCGTGCAGGTAATCGACGATCTCGGTGAGGTTTTCCTTGGCCTCCTCCTCGCCCGCCACGTCGGCAAACTTAATGCCGTCGGACGATTTCACGTAGACCTTCGCGCTCGACTTGCCCATGTTGAACATCATCGAGCCTGCGCCGCCGCCCTGCCGGTTCATCAGCAAGCGGCTCATGACCTGCCCGAGCACGATAAACAGCAGGGTCGGGAAAACCCAGCTGAACAGGAAATTGGCCAGCGGCGAGGATTCCTCGACGATCTCGGTCGAGAACTTCGCGCCCGCGCTGTACAGCCGTTCGGTCAGCCCCGGATCGTCCATCAGGCCGGTCTTATAGAACTTCGTTTCGTCCCGATTGGAAAAGACGATCTGGTTGCTCGTCACCTGCACACGGCCGATCTCCTTGTTTTCGGTCATCTGCATAAACGTCCCGTAATCGACCGTCTCCACCTTCTGCTCCGTCAGATACGGCAGCACAAGGAAGTTGAACAGCAGCAGCACCGCCGCCATAATGCAGTAGTAAAAGATCAACGGTTTTTTCGGCCGCTTGACTTCGTTCATGGATTTCTTCCTTTCTATTCTTCGTTATGCCGCCGGCAGGGATCGAACCCCGACGGCCGTCAGTACTTCTTCCACGGTGGAAACCGGGACGATCTCGATGCTGTCCTTGACCTCGGCGGCAACGTCCTTGAGGTCAAAAACATTCTCCTTCGGGATGAACACCTTTGTCACGCCCGCGCGGTGCGCCGCCATCAGCTTTTCCGGAAGTCCCCCGATGGGCGTGACCGCGCCGCGCAAAGAGACTTCGCCGGTCATGGCGATATGCGGGTCCACGATATGCCCGGTCACGAGCGACGCAAGCGCCGTCGTCAGCGTAATGCCCGCGGAGGGACCGTCCTTGGGTACTGCGCCCGCCGGGACGTGGATGTGCAGGTCGTTCTTCTCGAACAGCTCGGCCTGATCGGGATACAGCGATTTGACAAGGCTGATCGCGATGCGCGCCGATTCCTTCATCACGTCGCCGAGCTGACCGGTCAGCAGCAGCTCGCCGCGCCCCTTGGTGAACATCGTTTCGATATAGAGGATCTCGCCGCCCACCGGCGTCCACGCAAGGCCGGTCACGACGCCCGCCTTCGGCGCGGGCAGGATCGACGCATGCTCGATGGGGCGCATATCGAGTTCCTTTTTCACGACCTCCGGCGTCACGGTCAGCGTTTCGTCCGGATTCTCGGCGAGCTTCACCGCCATGATGCGGCAGAGCGTGTCGATGTGCTTCCTCAGCCCGCGCACGCCCGCCTCCATCGTGTAATCGGAGATCAGCGTTTTGAGCGCGTCCTCGGTGAACGTCAGCTTCCCTTTCGGGATGCCGACGCTTTCGGTCGCCTTCGGAACAAGGTGACGCTCGGCAATGAACCGCTTTTCAATCGGCGTATAGCCGTTGAACTGGATGACCTCCATACGGTTCAACAGCGGCTCCGGGATCGTGTCGGTCGAGTTTGCCGTACAGAGGAACAGCACGTCGGATAAATCATACGGCACGTTCAGATAGTGGTCGGTAAACGTGTTGTTCTGCTCCGGATCGAGCACCTCTAAAAGCGCGCTGGCGGGGCTGCCGTTGTAGGACGCGGACAGCTTATCGACCTCGTCGAGCACCATCACCGGGTTCGAGACGCCGCTCTTTTGGATGCCGTCCATGATGCGGCCCGGCATCGCGCCGATATAGGTGCGGCGGTGCCCGCGGATATCGGATTCGTCATGCACGCCGCCGAGCGCCACGCGCACGTATTCGCGGCCGAGCGCCCGCGCAATGCTCTTGCCGACGCTCGTTTTGCCGGTGCCGGGCGCGCCGACGAGCAGCAGGATCGAGCCGGACTGCTTTTGCTTCAGATTCATCACCGCGATCTGCTGAATGATGCGGTCCTTGACCTTTTCGAGGCCGTAATGATCCTCGTCCAAAATCTGCCGCGCGGCTTTCAGGTCGATCGGCGCAGCCTTTTCCTTTTTCCACGACAGGCTTGTGATAAAGTCGAGGTAGTCGTAGAGCATGCCGGATTCGACGCTCTCCTTGCCCTCCTGTTTCAGCCGGTGCAGCACCTTTTCGGCTTCCTTGCGCGCCGTGTCGTTCATGCCGGACTCCGCGATCTTCGTTTCAAACCGGCGGATGTCGGTCACGTTTTCGGGGTGCATTTCGTCGAGCTCCTTTTGCAGCCGCTCGATCTGCCGCTTGATCGCGGCCTCGCGGTACATGCGATGATGCTCCTCCTGCTGCGAGGTCACGGCTTCGTTCGTGATGCGTCCGACCTCTAAGAAGCCGTAGAGCACGCGCTCGATGACTTCCGCGCGCGCCCGCTTGCTGTCCTCGGCCAAGATCGCATAGCGTTCCTCGTTCGACAGCTCGAGCCACGGCGACATGGCGCAGGCGGCCATGCCGATGGAGTCGATCTGGTCGATGTAATACTTGGCAGCCTCCGCCCACCGGAACCCCTGCGAAAAGGTGCGCATCTCGTCGAGCAGGTTGTTCAGCCGCGTCTGCTCCTCCTTGGGATCGAGATCCTCGATCTCATTGCGCCGCGTGATGCCGAGCTGCAGCGTACCGTCGCCCTGCACCCATACGTCCTGGATATCCACGCGGTACTGCGTGCGCACCGCCGCAAACTCGTTCGCGTTGACCTCGGTAACGACGCCCGCGACGCCGATGGGATAGAATCCGTCCACGCTCGGCTTCGTTTCGGCGGGGTCTTCGCGCGCGACGATCAGGATCACACGCTCGTCCTTTTCGGGCGTTTTGCCGCCGGTGCTCTTTAAGAGCTGCTCCATCGGAAAAAACACTGTGGCGTCCGGCGTCAGCACCATATTATAAACCGGTATAACGATCATAGCTTTCTTTCCTCCTTCATTGTCCTCACGTATACGCCAGCAGCGTTTGCAGCATCGCAATCAGCTCGTCCAGCTTGTCGCCGCAATCGGATTGCATGGCTAAAAACCGCACCGGCGCAAACAGCACCGCGGCAAGATTTGTGTCGCTGCACATGCGGATCGCGCCGCGGCTTTGATAGCCGTGCAGCAGCTCGAACACCTCATGGCAGCACTCGGTCTCCGTCGCCTGCTCCGCCAGCGACGGGCAGCGCGAGCATTGCTCGACAAAGCTGAACGCCTCCTCGTTTTCCTTCGAGTAGGCAAAATAGCCGCGGATCAGCGTGTCGATCAGCTCCGCCCCGCCCATGTCCGGCCGCACGCCGTCGAGCAGCGAGCGATAGGATCGGTGCGCGTATTCCCGAAACACCTCGGAAAGCATCTCGTCCTTGTTTGCGTAATAAATATAGATCGTCGCCGGCGACACGTCCGCTTCCTTTGCGATCTTCGCCACCGAAGCGCCCTCGATGCCCTCGCGCAGGATCAGCCGCACCGTCGCTTCCTTGATGCGCTGCTGCTTTTCGGGATCCCTTGCCCGCATACCTTCACCTCCATGCTCGGCGCATTTTGACCTTTCGTTCGTCACAAATATAAACGATCATTCATTTATCGTCAAGAGACGCGCCGCGCTTTCCACAGGAATGTCACAAAGTTTGCAATTTTTGTCGTTTTGGAGGGATTACAAAAAGCAGAAGCGACCTTGTTTGGCCGCTTCTGCCGGTATGGTGTTTATTTGCCCTTTTCGTTGCTCTGTTTACAGGAACGGCCAGAGCTTAGACAGCTCGCCATACCCCTTTTCGCCCATCAGCCGGTCGGCGATCTTGCGGATCGTGTTCTTCGACAGAAACGGCGCAAGCGAAACGAGCTTCCCGCCGGAAGCGCCGCCGTCAAGGAGCTGCCCGGCGATGCGATCCAGCGTCTTTTGCGACAGGAACGGCGCAAGGGCTTTCAGTTTTTTTGCGTCGGAAATGACGATATTGTCGGCCATTTCATCGAGTGTTTGGCTTGAAAGAAACGGCGCAAGCGAAACAACGTGCTCGATCGACAACGCCCCGTCCGCATCGCGCACCAGCCGATCCAGCATTTCCTCCGACAGGAACGGCGCAAGAGAAACGATGTGCGCCCAGTCCGCCTTGGTGTCCAAGCCGAGGACGATCTCGTTCAATTTTGACTCCGATAAAAACGGCGCGAGTGAGCGCACCTTGGCAAAATCGTCGAGCATGGCCTTGTCCGCGAGCCGATCCAGCGTCTCATTATCCATGAACGGCGCGAGCGAAAGCAGCGTGGCATAGTCGATCGGTTCGTCGTTTTGCTCGGCCTGCTCTGCGGCGGCGCGGACGGTTTCGGGCGGGAGCAGCTGCGCGACAGACGCGGCCTCTTTGATCGTGACCGGTTCGCCGTCCATTGCTTTCTGCACGGCGGCGGCGTCGGGCGATGCGCCGCCGACGAGCGATTCAAACGACACGCCGAGCAGCGCGCACAGCTCCGGCAGCTTGGCAATGTCCGGCATTGAGTTGCCGCGCTCCCAGTTGGACACGGCCTGATAGCTGACGCCGAGCGCGTCGGCGACGGCGGCCTGCGTGAGATTCTTTTCGATCCGCGCGTTGCGGATGCGTTTGGCGACCTGTATGGTATCAAACATGGAACAATCCTCCTTTGGTCTTTTGCGACCGGACAATTTGATCATACACCGCCTCGTCGCGTTTGGCAAGGGCGCAAAGCTCCCGCCGCACGGCCTCATCGAGCTGCGGGCGGCATGCGGCGAACGCGTCCTGCCGCAGTCTTTCGATGCGCCGATACGGAGCGCAGAGCGGCGATATATCGTCGTGCATGGATCCATCCTCCTTTGCTCTTGGCTGACCGGTCGCCCTCATCATAGCCCGCCGCATGCCCCAAAAACAAGCAAGCGGCGCTTGCATTCGCATCAAGCGTCGCTTGAGAAAAGCGATATCTTTATGTTTGGATCTCCACGCGATCCGAAAACACGGCCTTCAGCGCGTCGCAAAGCCGCGTTTGTGTGCCTTCGCTGCGATCCACGATCACAAGGCGCCGCGGCGCCATGCTGACGAGCAGCGATACGATGCCGTCCGGCGAGCCGTCGGCATACTCGATATGCAGCTGTTCATCGTCGGAGAGCGTACAGCTGCCGTCGCGGTGCAGGCAAAGCCGCAGCTCGTTCACGCGCGCCCGCTGTGAACGGACGTAGCTTTGCAGCGTCTGCATCAGCTCGCCGTATTCCTTTTGCAGCAGCACCTTGCTCGCGGCCTGCTCGACGCAAAGCTGCCACAGCATCAGCGTTTCGGGCATCCGAAAGCATAAAAAGCCATCGAGACACAGCGCCCTTTCCTCGGTCAGAAACCGCACCAGCTCGCCGCGCACCGGCCCCTCGTCCTCCCGGTTCCGCGCTGTATAGAGCGCATCGGTCAGCACCTGCCGCTTATCGGCAAGCGCCAGCGGCATGGCGTCGGTCATTCGCGCCAGTACAAAATATTGGAGATCGCGCAGGATCACCTTGGTCAGCGCGTCCGCAAGCACCGCTGCCGCGCCCGTGCCGGACAGCTTCACCCGCGCTCCGCAGGGCAGCACCTCAACCGCATACGCATGACCCTCCAACCGGCGGTGCAGCAGCTTCTCCATCGGTATGTCATATTCATATGCGGTGATGTCCCATGCGGCCATGCGCTTCTCCTTTGCTTCGCTTGCTCTTGTATTGTATGTGCGATCTTACCTATTGTGTGCCGTCGCGGGGAAAAACATTCTGCATAAAAAAGCGTCCCCGGAATGTCCGAGGACGCCTTGACGGTCAATGCGCCAGACTGTACTTTTTCGCTGCGTTCTTCATTCTGACCGGGCCGAGGCTCTTGGTCATTTCCGCAAGCAGCTTTGCTGCCTTCGGCGTTTGCGCATCATACAGCTTCTGCCGCGCGCTGCCGTTCAGCCGGTCGAGCACGCTGATCGCAACGTTTTCCTCCGGCGTTTCGACGCGGTCATAGACCGGCGCGGTCGTCAGACTGTCGAGCAACGTTTGCGAGGCGGGCATCGCCGGGTCCTTGACCGATGCGGCGCGGCTGCCGCCGCCCGATCCGCCGCCCTTTTGCGAAGCCGCATAGAGCGCCGTCGCCGCCGAGTACGCGCGGGCGCGCGCTTCGTTGATCTGCTCGGCGTTGAACTGATCGACCTCCAGCTTGTTCTTCGTCTGCTCCGCGAGCGCGTTCAAAAGCGCGTCTGCGAGCGTCGCGCCGTAGGATGCTTCGAGCTGCCCGATATCGCGCGATTCGTCGCGGTAGCTGCGCTGCTTCACGTCCGTGAGATACGTGCTCTGTCCCATGCCACGCGCCCATGCGTCCGCGTCGAGCGCCGCATTGTAGCTTTGCGTGCGCTCGCGCCGGGTGCCGATGGCGCTGTCATACGCCGGACGCAGCTTGCCTTCGAGCAGCGTCCGCAGCGTCGTCTCCGACAGCGGCGTATAGTCCACCGTCTCCGGGGTGTAATACGCGTTCGTTTCCTGCAGCAAGGCCTCAAAGCTCGGCGCGGCGCTGCCGCCGCCCGTGTACGTCCGCGCCATCGACGCGGCGTTTGTCGCTTCGGCCTGCTTCTTTCTTCGTTCCGTCTCCTGATCCAGCCCGACGGCGGGCGTCAGAATCCGGATTCCGACCGATGGTGCTTTCATGTGTTTCCTCCTTCCTGTGCGGCGATCGCCGCCTCCAGTTCGAGCAGCCGCCGGTACAGCAGCTCGAAGTTTTGATTCAGATTGTTTTCATTCTGCGCAATCGCGCTGTCATACTCATCGCGCGCATCGGCGTCGGTCGCCATCCGCGCAAGATAGACCGGAAACAGCGCCTGCATACTGCCAAGCTCCGCCATAGCCGCCTCCTTACTCCGGACGCAGCTGCGCGTCGAACCGCAGCGTCACCCCGGCGTCGAGCGTGAAATGCCCGCCGTCGATGTTCTCCAGCCGCAGCCGGAACACGCGTCCCTCGCCGCGCAGGATCGTTTCGGCGGCGCTGTCGTCATCGTTCGGGAACGTCAGCGTCATCGGATAGCCGGTGCCGCCCGTTTTCACGGTCACGCGAACCGGATCGCCGTGCCCCGTGCAGGCCAGCTCGCCGAGCGCCTTTTTGACGTGCTTGTTGCCGAGATCGAAGCGCGGCGTTTCCCACCATGCCCGGATCGGCTGTCCGTCGTAGGTTGGGCTGTCGTCGAACTTTTCCAGCTTGCCCTCGCCGGTCAGCACGTACAGCGTGCCGCGTACCGCCGTCATGCCCGCGACCGTGAACCCGCGCCGCACCATGAACGTGCCGCGCATCAGATCGTATTCGATCACGGCGTCGTTGTAAACGGGATTGCTTTCCCGTACCGCAAAGTACAGCATGTCCCCGCACGCGACGGCCTCGCAGGCGTCGAGCGAACATCCGGCAAGCAGCCGGCAAAGCGCGCGAAAGTTGTTCGGCCGCCGCACGGTCTGCCCGTCGAAAAAGCACAGGCCGGTCGCGGTCAGAAAATACAGCCGGTCGGCATAGCGCACGCACGCGGTGTGTGCCGGGCGCGTATAGGCCGCGTCCACCGGCAGAATGCGGTAGTTCGTCGGCCGGTCGCCGAGCAGCCGGTAGAGCGAGTCGCGTTTGAAGATCAGCAGCTGATTCGACAGCGCCATCAGTCCCGTGATCGGGTCGCTGTCGGTGCCGATGTCCGCAAACCCGCCGGATACGTCCGCCGAAGCGTCCGCGCTGCGCCAGTCCTCGATCGTCCGGTCGTCGCCGGGCGTCTTGCTCCAGTAGAGCCTTGCCGGGGCTGCGGCGTCGCCTGCGGCAAACAGCCGTCCGTAATACGGCTCGACAAAGTTCACGGCCGCGTTTGACAGCATCTGGGCGCTGCCGAACGGCTCGGCCGCCGCCGAAACGCCGTCCCACTTGAACATCTGCCCACCGCCGTGCGCGATCAGCACGTACTCCTTGGCACCGATCTTTACGGGCAAAAAATCGACCTTCCGTTCGCCGGGATCGCTTTGGAGCGTGCAAAGCTGCGTCCATGCGCCGGTCGCGCTGTCGCAGGCGTACAGCGAGGCGCCCGCACAGGCAAGGAATTTCAGTCCGCCCGGCCCGATATAGCCGTACAGCCGCGAAAGCCGCCCGCCGGACGGCGCCTGATTCGCAACCGCGGGGGAAAACCCCTTTGCCACCGTCAGGCAGCCGTCCCGTGTGTCCATGTTGCATGCGTCCGGACTCGTATCGGGAGAGCTGATATAGTCGTTTCGGTCCTGCCGCATACCCCCGAAGGACGACAGGGTCCTCGATTGCATCGCCATAGATTCTCCCTCCTGTCAGCAGTAGTTATAGATCCGGCAGCCGCACGGCTCGTCGTAGTCGAGCTTCAAGCGTCTTTTCTGCGCCTCATACAGCGAAAGCCGCAGCCTTGCGCCGTTCTGCGCCGCCGCGTCGCCGTGTGCGCGATCCCTCGCCACCATGTACAGCACGATCAGCGGATCGCAGACCGCAGGCAGCGTGGATCGGTCGGTATCTTCGATCAGCACGCTCGGCGCGTAGCGGTACACGACGGTGAGCGCCCCGCCCTGCCAGCCCGGCACGATCAGCTCGGTCGTGTCCGCGCCGTAATGGAACGGGATCCGCAGCCCCTTGCTCTCCAGGCCGAGGATCTTGCTGCACGGCAGCGACAGGTCGCCGGTATGCAGAACGCCGTTCTGCGGCGTCAACGATTCGCGCCGCCACGGACGGAACGTCGTAAACAGATCCGAGATCGCTTCGTTTGCGTAGGCCGTCAGCCGCTCGCGCCAGAACACGACCGTTTCATCGTCATGCGCACGCTCCAGCTCGTCGAGCGCCGCATGGATCAGCTCGAGCAGCGTCATGCCATACCTCCGAGCGGCTTGCCGCCCGCCGCCGCAAACGCTCTCACGGCCTGTTCCCCGGCGGCCAGCGCGCGGCGGCTGTCCATCAAAACCGCGGCGATGTGTGCCGGGACCTCTACGACCGTACCGGTGCGGACGCGAAAGTTCACGCCGTTGATCGCGCCCTCCACAAACGCGCCGTTGCCCTCAGGCGGCAGATAGATCGACACGCTCGGCTCCGCCTGCATCGTTTCCTGTTGGTTCATCATCGAATATCCCTCCTTTACGGATGCGGCGGGGTAAAGCGCCCCGCCGCCGATTGTCGCTTACTTACTTGCGCAATGCTCGATCTTTACGAGCCAAAGCGGGTTCAGCACCTTTGCCGCATACGCCGCGACCTTTGCACCGACGGTGGCGCGCTGGTTCAGCGGATCGAGCGAGCCGCCGGAGCCCTGCGGCTTGATGATCGTTTCCATCGTGCCGCTGCCGTCCACGTCGATAATGCCGTAGGCGTCTGCACCGAACACGAGCGTCGCATGAACCGGAACCGCCACGCATGCCGCGTTCAGCTTGCCCGCGTCGTCGCTGAACACGATATCGCCGGTGTCATAGTCGCCGCCGGTCTCCGCGACATGGATGTACGCGGTCGAGCCGCTGTACGTGATCGGCTCCGCAGCCAGCGTGAACGTGTCGCTGCCGATGTTGATTTTGTTGCCGGGCACGGACAGATACGCCTTCTCCTTCGCGGTGAGCGCGGACTGGAGCGAAAAGCTGCCGTCGGACTGCACGTTGGCAACGTAGTTATGCACGCTCTGCTCGTAGACCTTCGCTTCGGTCGCCTCGACGAACACGACGCCGAACAGGCGGCCGATCTCGCCGGAGTAGATCTGCTCTGCATTGCTGTACTTGGAAACGTCCTGCCAGAGTGCGTCGTTCTGGAGATCGTAGGTCGCGTCGGGCGAGCAAATGCAGACAAAGTGCGGCTTGCGGACGCTGCCGTCGACGGCGGTCGTGAACATGCGCGCCTTGTTCTTTTTCAGCGTGCGGACGGCCTTGCGCACTTCGTTCACGGTCAGCACGTCGGTCGCTTCGAGCAGGTTGCGCTTGGTCTTGCCGTTCGCGTACTGCACGTTGGTCGTCGCGCACATCGCGTCGCGGGTGACCCATTCGATCACGGTGCCGAGCTGTTCGCCGAGCAGCTCCGCGGAGTCCGAGATCACCTCGTCATAGGCGGTCATGTCGAGCAGGTCGCTGACCTCGACATACGCGCCGTACTGCTTGACTTCAGCCTCTACCGTGGACTGCGAAAGGGACTGGCCCTCCGGCGTGACGCCCTCGGTGAGCGTCAGCGCGTCCTGATCGGGCGTGAACAGGTCGTACTTGCGGAATTCCACGCGCTTGCCGCCGTGGCGGGGGATGCTGCGCTTCTGCCCGAACGACGCGTGAACGAGATGCGTCTTGGCGGTTTCGAGCAGCTTCTTGTCATAGAACTGCTTGTTAAAAGCAGCCTGCGTTGCGGTAGAGATCGTCGTATTGATTGCCATATTGATTGTTCCTCCTTACAATGTAATGCGTTTGCCGCTTCTGGCGGCGGCCTTGATCTTGTTCTCGAGTGCGCGGAAGTCTGCGCCGGACATCGCCATATAATCGGGCGTCGGCGCGATGGCGCGGGCGGGGCGCGTGGACTTGGGCAGCGCGTTGCGGGCGTTCAGCTTTTCCATCAGCGATTCCATCGCGTCCTGATACGCGGTCTTGGCCCGCTGCTCCGCGTCATAGATGCGCACCGCCGCGGCGGTCGGGTATTCCTGCAAAAGCGCCGCAAAGTTCGCATCGCCGCAGGCCGTTTCGAGGTCGAAGCCCTCCGGCAAAGCACCCTCGTCTGCAAGCGCGATCAGCTCGTTCGCCGCCTCGGCAAACGGATTGTCCGCCGATACGGTTTCTTCGCTCGGCGCCGGCTCCGCTTCGGGCATCGGCGCCATTTTGGTTTCCTTCTTGTTAAACAGCATTTCGTTTCTCCTTCTTCGGTTTTTCGGTCGGGATGTTCTCCCCTTGTGCGGAGCGGATGGACTTTAACACCTGCTCCTTGCCCTCGAACGTCATCTGCTCGATGGCCTGCTCCGGCGTCAGCGCGCCGAGCTCAATGAGTTTCAGCATCAGCTCGTTGTGCGTTTCGGAGACAAAGCGGCTGCGGCGCGCGGCCTTGATCGAAACGGAAAACTCGATCGGCAGCTCCACGCCGCCGGGCGCCTTGCGGTTCATGGCAGCGCTGTCGAACAGCACCTCCCTTTGCTCTCCGTCGATCACCACGGTCACGGGACGGAGATAGAAATTGAACTCGCGTTCGACTTCGATCTCCATGCGCACCGCCTTGCGGAACGCCTCGTGCAGCTGGGTCGTCGCCATCCGCGCCCGCTTCGTGCTCGCCTCCTGCAAGGCTTCGATGGCGCGCGCCGCCGTCACGCCGCCCGGCACCGTCCCGCGGGACGAATCGTTCGCGCCGCTCTCCTCCTTGATGTCCTCGCGGATCGAGCGGATGTAGTTGATCAGATACTGCGGCAGCGGCGGCGTCGAGAACCACGTGATGCCAGACAGCGATTCGCCCACATGCACCTCCTTCGACCAGTCGCGCAGATCAGCTTCGTCGAATCCGCTTGCGTCGGTCAGCAACAATTTATTGCGCGACGCCATCAGCGCGTTTTTTAACACGATCTGGTCGAGCTTGTCCGCATAGCGCTGCTGCTCGCCGAACAGGTCGATGACGCCGAAACCCAATGCGCTTCCCTTCCTCGGGTAAAGTGGGGTCAGCACAAACGGGTATTCCCCGTGCGCAAAGTACCCCTCCGGTTTCTGGGTTCGGCTGTCCTCCAATACCTGCCCGCCGCACAGGATCGCCATGTGTACGCGGTGCGTGTCGGTATCCGCGTCGTATTCGCGCCACCAGTATTCGAGCACCAGCATCGAATCGGCGCGGTCCGCCCGCAGAACGTCGTCCTCCGGCGCGTCGGCCACCGCCGCAATGTCGCCCTGCAGCAGCGCCGCCTTGTCGGGATAATGCGCTTTCAGCCATTCCTTCGAGCGCAGCGAGAGCTTGAAGATCGCCCGGCTGTCCTGGATATCACTGCAAAGCGGGTCGAACAGGATGTTGCGCACGTCCACCTGCCGGACGAACGCGCCGCCGAGGTGCCCGTTCAGCCCAGGATCATAGCCGACCTCCTGCACGCAGTATCCCGCTACCAGGAGGTCGTGGACGAGCTTCCGGTACTCCTCCGGGTACGCCGCCGCATCGTGGTTTCGCAGGATGACCGCCTCCACGATCCGCGCAATGTCCATGTCCGCGGCGCTTTCGGGCCGGATGATCGCCTCCGGGATCTGATCCATCAGATCCGCCGTGATGTTCTCCACCGTGGATTGCAGGATCGGCGTCACCGGGCGCGGCTCGTTCGGGTCCTGCACCGGCACATCGTACCAATGCTCGCCGCGGTACATCCGTTCGCAATGCTCCAGCCGCCGCCATTCGTTGGCATAGGCCGACCGGAACGAGAAGAACAGCGCGTAGGCCCGTTCGGACAGCTTTTCTCTGTCCATCGTTTGTGTTTCCTTCTTC